CTCCGTCTTATTTTTGTGTGACGGGGGACTAACACACGCGACGGGTCGTCGCCCAAACCTTGACAAACGTCTCGGAGAAGGCGGGTCCAGCCATCGAGCTGTGAAATCTCACTTCGGGATTTTACAATCGGAAGGAGAAACTCTAAGCACTGGAAATTTCGGTTGTATCTGTGTCGGAAGAGGTCCTTATTAAGGCTCTCTGCAGACCGACAAAGATCCACAACCCTGCAAGGGAATGAGCTACGTTGAGTCCCATAAGGCACAAAGCCATAGGTATCACGTAACTTATCCCACACAAGATCACTACAACGAGTATACCCCGCTTTGCAAAGTTCATTTGCGAGCGAGATATATGACGAGTAGACCGAGCCGTCGCAGGGGTGATCAGTCCATTGAGTTCTAATTCGCTGAGGAGTGACAACCACGCCCTTAAAAGCGTCGATCCCACATGACTCGCGAAAAAGACCGCCGATGCAACACTTAGAGTGATTGACTCGAAGAGAAAATCGCTCAAGGGCTTGCATGCTGAGAGGTGCCCACTCTGTAGGTACGATAATATCGTCACCATAGACAAACACCTCCTTCCCAACTAACGCCAGTGGCAGTTTTAAGCCTCGGCATATGGCGGCAACAATAATCACCCAAAAGACAGCAGCCTCAACGGGAAAGCACAAAGCTGATCCCATTGGCGCAAACTTCTTAAGAGCAACTACCCTCCCATCAGGGAGTAAAGTTGCAGTCGTACGACAGCCTCGAAGTCTAAAAAGGAGATCGGGAGTTTGAGAAAACACTCGATCAACCAGATAGCACGAGACTCTATCCGACGCATCTTTCAGATCAATAGTAGCGTAACGCCGAGAGATTGAACTCTCGAGAGCTAAACCGCGATTGATCGTCTGATCCGTGAAGTTTATTTGCCCCTTTGTGAGCCAATGGCTCTCAAAGTGACTCATAAGCTTCCGTCCTAAACCTTGCTGAATCCATTGAAACTCAAGGGGTTCAGCAGAGATAAGACGCGGACCGCGCGAATCTTTTGGAACAAGTACTACCTTAGCACAACCTTCATCACGTTGCTCTAGGGATTTGTACCAGTCCAATCGATCCAAAACCTCGGACCCCCTACCCACGACAAAATAGTCATAGTAGGGGTAACACTGATGAATAGACTTGTACTTTCTGGAAAAATTCCATTTAGCTTCAAGTTTTTCACCAGTAGCCACTGCTCCCGGACCGTGTCGCGGCAGGATGTCTCTGGGATCAAAGTCCCGGAAAATATCCCTGATGATGTAAGAAGAAGCGTCCAAAATATGGGCGTTTTCCCCATCATCACTAAACTCCAACTCGTTCTCAGTCTGGATGAAGGTTTCAATAACAGATTCCTCCTGTTCCAGGCTGTATGGGAGTTCGAGTTTATACGCAAAAAGCAGAACCTGTCTCAGATGTTTCACTGAGAGAGGATCTGCCCCATCCAGGAGTTCACCACGAGCATCAAAGACACGATTGAAGTAAGCTTGCATAAAAGCAGGTATACTCCCGCGACTGCTAGAGCCTTTGAACTCTAGAGGTCGAGTGAATCGTGAGCTCATCAAACCAGCATCAAGGGCCTTTCCAAGTTTTGGAAGGGTCTTGGTGAGGAATGAGAGCCCTTCAGAGGAAACTCGATTCCGTAAGGTTTCGAGGTCCCTCCGAAGGTCCTTCGGTGACGTGATGTGCTGTGGGTCGCAACTAATCAGCCGACAGACAAGGTCGGAATAGAATCCGACATGGCTATTAGCGGTTGCCCTCACGGGTAAACCATCCATGGCCATTCATGCAGCTAACAGTGTGATCCAACAAACATTATTGGCGGTCCAAAGGGATGAATCTAAGATTCCCCCCTGAGAACAGCAACAATATTGTTTGTCCCAGCCATACCGGTGACGGTGAACCCGCCATCGGATACAAGATCGACGAGGTTAGCAACCAAGTCAATCATGATTTGCTGGGTCACAACGGCGTCGCGCGGAAAGTTTATCGTAAGATTTACGATACCAGTCCGAGCTTTGCCAGACGTGGACAACAAGGTTCGGGTAAACTGAACCAAGTGTCGGTCCACAGCATCAGCACCAGCGCCAGAAACAGAATGCTTGATATTCAAGAATCCTGGTTCGGCGAGAGAGTCGATGCTATGGCGACGAATGGAACCGCCTGAATCCTGAGAAATCAGGATGTAGTCGGTCTCATCGCCGCTAGCATCGTCGAGTGTAATGGTGTTAGCTAACATGGGATGGCTCCTTGAATGCCGATCGCTTAAGTATTAGCCCCAATCAAGGCTAACAAAAGCGTCAGCTGGCTGGGAGAAAGATCGGCCGGATTATAAACATCCAAACCGATCGGAAAACCGATATCCCGAATATACTCATCTACGGATACAGGACCGAGAAATGTGAGTGAATTGCTCCCATTTCTTGACCTTGGATCCTGGATAACCTTGAGATTCGTACGAGCCCGAATAGAGAATGTCGGATCACGAACATCCCATTCTTCGGACGGCACGATCTTCCCAAGGCGGTCCAAGTGCTGAGAAACCTTAAATACCCAATCCACGATAAAGCTGCCGGGTAAAACTACCCAAGCTGCTTTCAATGGATTGTTAAGGCCCAAAGCACCGGTGAGCTCCCGAATCAGTCCTACGATATCGTTTAGATGATCGAGCTTCTGCAATAACCAGCAGGTAGCACGAAAATCAGCGCGATAACCGTCGAACACCAAGCGAAAGGCGTAGCCGAATGGTGAGGCCATATCGAGGTAAACGTCAGAAGGCGCCGATGGCGCATAGACGTTACCACGGTAGAACCCCAAACGGGTAGGCACCCCATACGTCTTGGCGAGAAAAGTTAAACGCTTTTGCATCGCCTTGCACATAAGGGACATTGCTCTCAAATCTTGAAGCAGGTTATCCCAACCAAACTTCTTGTTTAAGAACAAACCAGCGCTTGTCCGAGTGAAAGAACTCTCAATTTTAGGAATCAAATCCTTCAATTCACCGAGCCCGCCCAGAAACTCCGTAAAGGAGATCTGTTGGGGAAATCGGTCCGAGAAAGTGTTAAAAGCTTCCTCGAGGAGTTCCGACCTCAGAGAGTCGGGAAAGACGGGAACCATTGACTGAACCATCTCAACCGATATAGCAGGGTAAGCCCCTTTCGGGTACTCATGCCCGCCATTATCGTTTGCGAAGGGACGGAGAGCAGTGGACCAATTCCTCATGGTGAAATGTGTACATCGCGTCGCTGGATAACGATGCGTGTTTCTAACGTAGACCTTTCCACCGACATCCTCAATACGAGAATATTCGGTAAATCGGACTGCGCTAAAGTAATCATCAGGAAGAGAACCGGTTCCATTGCCTCCGTTACCATCATACGAAGTCCCCCAGTGGAAGGTTTTATTACCACCCACCGAGCGAATTCGCCAGAATGGATCAGCCATAGCGGAATCTCCTTGCTTGCGATTCACACAAATCACAGCACACGAAGATGAG